AAAATGCCTTCTACAGTATATGCTGTTAAAGTTGATGATTCTACTCTTAGACTTGCTACTTCTGCTGAGAATGCTTTAAAGACTACACCCACCTATTTGGATATTACTGCCGTTGGTGTTGGAACTTCTCATTCCTTTACTTCAAAGAAACAAAACTCAAGATGTATATTGAGTATTGATAATATTGTTCAATCACCAATAGTTGCTACTGCTGTAACTACTACTATTACTGCTGATGTATCTGCTACTACAGATAAGATCAAACTATCAGGAATAACGTCTATTACTGGTGGTGATATGTTGAAGATTGGTGATGAAATTATGAAAGTGGATTCTGTTGGATTAGGTGCTACCAATGTTCTATTAGTAACTAGACCTTGGATGGGTACGCAATCAGGTGTTCATAGTGATGGAACTTTAATTACTAAGGTAGAAGGAAACTATAATATTGTTGATAGTACTATTAACTTCTTTACAGCTCCTGTTGGATTAACTCCATTATCAACTACTACTAATGAACCAGATGAAAGGGATTGGGTTGGTATTGCTACTCATTCATCTTTCAATGGAAGATCATTCATGAGATCTGGTATTACTGGTAGTTCTAATGAACCTTATGCTGGCAATTATATCTTTGATGATATTTCTGGTAATTTTACTGGATTGACTACTGAGTTTACTCTTAAATCTGATGGTAGTGATGTTGCAGGATTTTCTACAAACAATGCTCTTATATTAGTCAATCAGGTTCCTCAAGGACCACAAAGGTATAGTGGCAGTGTTTCAGTACCTGGTGATTTTACTTTGATAGAAAGTGCTGGAATTACTAGTGTTCAATTTACAGGTTCTATTTCATCAGTATCTTATGATCCAAATACAGCAAATGTTCCTCTTGGAGGTGTTATAGTTTCTGTTGGTTCTACTGAGGGATTAGGATATCAACCCTTAGTAGCTGCAGGTGGTACTGCTGTTGTCTCTGGATTGGGTACTATTAGTTCTGTAAGCATTGGAAATAGTGGTTCTGGATATAGATCTGGTATACAAACTGTGGTTAATGTAGGTGTTCAGACATTAAGTACAGGAGCACCTAATATTGAGTTTATTGGTACTGCTGCTATTAGTGGTGGTAACATTGTAAGTATTGCTATTACTAATCCAGGTACTGGATATACCTCAACTAATCCTCCTACTGTTGTTATAGATGAACCATTATCTTATGATAATATGCCTTTATTTTACACTTCAAATCAATCTGGAGTTGGTTCAGAAGCAAGAGCTAATATTGTAGTTGGTTTAGGCGGTAGTGTTATTGATTTTGAAGTTATTAATGAAGGATATGGTTATGGTGAAACTCAAAAATTAACCATAGGAGTTGGTGGTACAGTAGGTATTCCAACTGCAGGTGCTTCAGAATTTAGAGAATTCCAATTAACTGTTCAAGAAACTATTAGTGATAGTTTTGCTGGTTGGACAGTTGGTGATTTCCAAGTTCTTGATCCCTTAGATTCTTTATTTAATGGTAAGACAAAATCTTTCCCATTAAATTTAAATAATGTTCAGCAAAGTATTCAATCTAAACCAGGATCTAATATTGATGTTGAAGTTGCTATATTAGTATTCATTAATGATATTCTTCAAGTTCCTAATGTTGGATATGAATTTAAAGGTGGTAGTTTTATTACATTTAAAGAAGCTCCTAAATCTGGAGATACTTCTAAGATTCTTTTCTATAGAGGAACTGGATCTGTTGATGTTACTAATGTTGATATTTTAGAAACTATTAAGAAAGGAGATGAGGTTAAATTATATGACCAAGATATTTCTTTAGAGGAAAATGATAGAACAGTAACTATTATTAATTCTGCAGATAGTATTAATACTAATTTATATCCTGGTCCTGGTATTACTACCAATGAAACATTCCAAAGATCTGTTACTTGGTCTAAGCAAACTGAAGATAAATTTATTGATGGTGAAGTTGTTTCTAAAGATAGAACTCATTATGAACCATTAATATATCCTAACACCAATATTATTCAGTCAGTTGGAGTAGGATCAACTGTAATTTATGTTTCCAATATTAGAACTTTCTTTGATAGTACTAAGGAAAATTATACTGGTCAAACAGATATTAGAATTATTTCTCAAGAAAGTAAAGTTGGGGCATCTGCTACTGCATTTGTTTCAGTTGCTGGAACTGTAACTTCATTTGACATTACAAATCCAGGAGTTGGTTATACTATAGCACCAACTGTTTCTATTGTTACTCCTATAGGATTGACTACTTCTCAGGGTGCTAGAGCAACTGCTACTATAAGTGGAGTTGGAACGGTAAATGCTATTACAGTTTCTTATGGAGGAACTACTACTGGGTTTGCTTATACTAGCACTGCTGCTCCAGCAGTTTTAATAGGAGAACCCAAATCAATTACCTCAATAGAAACTATTGAGAATGTATCATACTCTGGTGATTTTGGAATTATATCTGGTATATCTACAACATCTGTTGGTGTAGCATCTACTGGTATTGTATTTGATTTACTCCTTCCTAAGGAGTCATTATTTAGAGATGCATCCATTGTGGGAAGTGCCTTAACCGTAAGTGGAATTTCAACTGGATATTACTTTACAGTATCTAATTCCAATGTAGGTAATGCAGTAACTTCTTTATATCAAGATGGTACTGTGGTTGGTATTGGAACTTCCTTCCTAGATAATGTCTATGAAGTTGCTCAAGTTTCTATTGCTCAAACTATGGGTATAGGAATTGGATTAACCTATGTTGCACAAGTTACTGTTAGTGTTCAAGATTATAATGGATTAACTGGACTTGGTTATAGTGAGTTCTTTGGTGAGTATAGTTGGGGTAGAATTGCTACTCAACCTAGAGGAAAAGCAAGAACATTTACATCTTATGCTGGTAATGGTGATGGATTAGTTGGTATAACTACTTCTCCTATTGTTGAAAGAGTGAATCCTTTAAGATACTTAAATTATAATTCATAAATAACTAAAAAATCGTAAAATGTCCGCCATTATAACTGATCAACTTAGAATATTGAATGCGAAGAATTTCGTCTCTGCTGCAACTTCTTCGGTAAATTCATATTATTCTTTTGTTGGTTTACCTAATGCTACTAATTATTCCTCTACTTGGGATACTAATCCACCTTCCCCTAAGGATAGTTTTGAACAAGAAGATGATTATTGGGATACTATGATTGCAATGAAGAAAATTACTTCTTCTGATGTGCGTAGAATGGTGAATAAAAATACTTGGACATCTGGTATAACATATGATATGTATAGGGGTGATATTAGTAGAACAAATTTAGCTAAACCATCAGGAGCAACTAATTTATATTCTTCAAAATTTTATGTTGTTAATGAAGATTTTAAAGTTTATATTTGTCTTCAAAATGGAACAGATCCAGAAAATACTTCTGGAAGACCTTCACTAGATCAACCTACATTTACAGACTTAGAACCTAAGGCAGCTGGTGATAGTGGTGATGGTTATATATGGAAATATCTTTATACTATTAAACCTAGTGATATTACAAAGTTTGATTCTACTAATTTTATACCAGTTCCTGGTGATTGGGAAACAAGTACAGATAATGCTGCTGTAAGAGATAATGCTTCTACTAGTGGTCAATTAAAAATTATAACTATTACAAATAGAGGATCTGGTATAGGAACTGCTAATAGAACTTATACAGGGGTTCCTATAAATGGTGATGGATCTGGTGCAGAAGCAACTATAGTTATTAACAATGATGCTAAAGTAGAATCTGTAAATATATCTAAAGGTGGATCTGGATATACTTATGGTACTTTAGATTTAACTGCAGGGGGTGTTCCTACTGGAACTTCAATTCCTGTTTTTAATGTCATAATTCCTCCCCAAGGTGGTCATGGAGCAGATATTTATAGGGAATTAGGTGCTAATAATGTATTGGTATATTCTAAAATTGAAAATGATGCTCAAAATCCAGATTTTATAACTGGAAATCAAATTGCTAGAATTGGTATTGTAGAAAATCCTCAAGCTTATAATTCTACTTCTAATTTAGAATTATCTAAAGCAAGTTCAGTTTATGCCTTAAAATTGATAGGAGCTGGATATACTACTGCTACATTTAATTTAGATGGGCAGGTAACACAAACTATAGGTATAGGATCTACTGCTGTTGGTAGAGTAGTTTCTTATGATCAAACAACTGGGGTATTGAAATATTGGCAAGATAAGAGTTTGGTTGGATTTAATAGTGATGGTTCTTTAAAGACTGATCCTACTTATGGATATACTCTTCATAGATTTACAGCTAATCCTAGCAGTGGAGGAAATGTTAATATTGCTAGTAATGAGGGTACTTTAGGTATTGATACTAATTTTGGAAGTTCTGGTAGTCCTGGTATAAGTACAGTAATAAATAATAGAACATATTACCTTGGACAGAGTTTTAATCAAGGAGTTTCTAATCCCGAAGTTCAAAAATACTCTGGAAATATAATTTATGTTGATAACAGACCTTCTATTACTAGGTCTGCTAACCAAAGAGAAGATATCAAAGTCATTTTGCAATTCTAAAGAATCATGCCACAGGAAACCAATTTAAACGTCGCTCCTTATTTTGATGATTACAAAAAGGATGGCAATTATTATAAAATACTATTTAAACCTGGATATCCTGTACAGGCTCGTGAATTAACTCAAATTCAATCTACTATTCAAAATCAGATTGAAAGATTTGGACAGCATACTTTTAAAGAAGGAAGCTCTGTTACTGGTGGTGGAGTTAGGTTTTCTAACGCTTATGAAACTATTAAAATACAACCTTCCAATCAAGGATTTAATGTAAAGGATTATTTAACAAATATAGATGGAAAAACTTTAATTGGAAGTCAATCTGGAATAAAGCTTCAAGTTAAAGGATATATGGCTGACAGATATCCTGATAATTCTTATGTAATATTTGTAAATTATTTGAATAGTGGTTCAAATAATAATGCTAGATGTTTATCAGGAGAAAGTTTACTTCTAGAAGGAGAACCTTTTACTACTAGAAAAGGTATAGTTTTTCAACCAGGAGAACCTGTAGTTCAATTAGTTACTGGAGTATGTACTTTTATAGGAGCTGCTGCTGTTTTATCAGAAGGAATTTATTTTGCTAGGGGTTATTTTATAGAAGTTGAAAAACAAACTGTAGTATTAAGTCCTTTTATTAATAATGTTAATAGTAAAATAGGTTTAAGAGTTAATGAAGATATTATCAATTCTGATATAGATTCTTCTTTAGCTGATAATGCTGCTGGATATAGCAATTATACAGCTCCTGGTGCTGATAGATTAAGAATAGATTTAAAATTGGAAGCTATTCCATTAAACGCACAAAAAACTCCCAATTTTATAGAATTGATGGAGGTTAGGAATGGAGTAGTTGCTTCTACTATAGATAAACCTCAATATGCTGATTTATCTAAAGAATTTGCAAGAAGAACTTTTGATGAGTCTGGAAATTATTACGTTAAACCGTATGCAGTTAATGCAAGAAATACTTTAAATGATTTTGAAGGAAATAATGGAGTTTTTACTGCAGAACAATCAACATATAACAATAATCAACCTAAAGAGGATTTAGGAACATATAAAATATCTCCAGGAAAAGCTTATATTGAAGGATATGAAGTAGAAACTATAGCTCCTGCTTTTTTAGATTTCAAAAAACCAAGAGATACTAAAACTTTAGAAAATCAAAGTATAAACTATGTAACAGGACCAACATTTACATTGAATAATGTAAAAGGTGCTCCTCAAATTGGAATAGGAACTGATTATACTGTAAGTTTAAGAGATCAAAGAGTAGGTGGAATATCCACTGCGGCATCTGGAAAGGAAATAGGATTAGCAAGAG